CTCCTTTCACTTCGCCGGTTCGAGGGGGCAGATCTGAGTCGCGGAAAGGAGAAGGAACGCGATGGAAGAGGAGGACAACGCCATCGGATCGCCCCCGGAGACCCCGGAGGCGATGGAGACGAAACTGATAGGGCTTGCAATGCGCAATGCCGAGGAGCTTCTACAGGCCCGGAAGGCCCCAACAACCGTTCTGGTCCATTTTCTGAGGCTCGGATCCCTTCGAGCGGAGATAGAGTTGCAGAAGGCCCTGAAGGAGAGGGACCTCCTCGTCGCCCGTACGGACGAGACCCGGGCCAAGACGGATCGCGGACAGATCGCAGCCGACGCCATCGCGGCCTTCCGGTCCTATCGCAGTTCGGAGGACGCGGATGACTAGGACATATTCCCGTCTGATGTCTCTTCCGGATTACAACGACCGCTTCGACTACCTGAAGATCAAGGGGACCGTCGGCGAGCCGACTTTCGGGTGGGCCCGATATTTGAACCAGGTGTTCTACCGGAGCCGTGCATGGCGCCGAGTTCGGGATCACGTGATCGTACGGGATTCCGGATACGACCTTGCCCACCCGGATCATCCGATCGCCGGGAAGATCCTGGTGCATCACATGAACCCGATCACCGAGGAGGACCTGGATTCCCGCAATCCCGATATTCTGGATCCGGAGTTCCTGATCGCAGTGTCCCACGATACGCACAACGCCATACACTTCGGTCTCGACCGACCGCCGATCCCGGCGTTCGTCGAACGCCGTCCGAATGACATGATCCCCTGGAGGTGAGATGACCGTACTATCCGACGTGAAGCAGTATCTCGGCATCGACCCCGAGGACACGACCTTCGACGCCGACGTGATGATGCACATCGACTCGGCTCTGGCCGTTCTCAACGATCTTGGCGCCTGCGGTCCCCTCACGTGCACGCCGAAGCTCGAATGGTCGTCGGTGTACTGGGACCCCAGGCTCTCGATCGTCAAGAACGTCGTCTACCTCCAAACCAGACTGGTATTCGATCCTCCGCAGTACTCGTTCCACGTCGCCCCCCTCGAGAAGGTCCTGTCGGAGTACAAGTATCGGATACGAGACATAGCCGAGGAGGCGAAATGACCGTACTCAAGCAATTCGGCGTCCCCGGAATGAAGTGGGGGATTCGAAAGGCCACGACTCGAGGCTCGACTCCCCCGTCCAAGAGGAAGCCGAAAGCCGAAGGATCGTCCGTCGAGACCGAGGGCGGGGGCGGGCACAAGCGCGTTCGGGACATGACCGACGCCGAACTTCAGAGCAAGATCCGTCGGATCCAGCTCGAACGCCAGCTCGAGTCCCTCATGCAGAAGCCCCCGCCTCCGAAGTCGAAGGGGCGCGAACTCGTCGAGAGCATCCTGTACGATACGGGGCGCGATCTCGGCAAGAAGGCGCTCACCCACATCGGGACGCAGGCTCTTGATCGCGTCATCCCCGGTTTCGCCGCTTCTCAGAAGAAGGAGAAGGGGAAGAAGAACGCGACGGTGAACGACGTCCGGAACCTCGTCGAGGAGATCAAGAACGCTTCTCAAAATGGGAGTAAGAAGGAGAAGCCCAAGGACGAGAAGAAGGCGGAGAAGGAGCCTGAACAGAAGCCCGCCGACTCCAAGAAGGACGAGCCGTCGTCCCCGCCTCCGCCAGAGACCCCGAAGACGGGAAGGCCCGCACCCTCAGGGGAAGGCTACCCAAAAGATGGAAGCGGCGAAAGCGATTCTACGCGTAAGCGCCGCTTCTTCGGTGGCAGGGGACGAAGCGCCGGTCGTGGTGCACGGCAGACGAAGCCCTCGGGGCCGGTCCGCGTTCCCGATGCTTCGGTGCGCTCGATCAGTCGGGAGATCGTCCTTCGGGGTTCGAATTACTGATCATGTTGTCGAATACCGCGATCCCCCATCACTACGCCGAGTTCAAACGCGCTGTTCTCTCCGGAGAGATACCCGTGTGCCGGGAGATCTCGATGGAGATGAACCGGATCGACCATCTGGTGGAGGACCCGAGGTACTACTACGACGACGAGGCGATCGACGGATTCGTCAGATACTGCGAGAACGAGTGCACCCTCACCAACGGGGACTCGTTCGCCCTTCTCCCGTCATTCAGGGTCTGGGCCGAGCAGCTGCTCGCCTGGTTCTACTTCGAGGAGCAGAGCGTCTACGTCCCCAACGAGAGCGGCGTGGGCGGGCATTACGAAACCCGCCGGGTCAAGCACCGTCTTGTCGACAAGCAGTATCTCATCGTCGGTCGGGGCGCGGCCAAGTCCATGTACTCCTCTCTGATCCAGTCATACATGCTGAACATCGACACGACCACGACCCGTCAGGTGGTTGTGGCCCCGACGATGATCCAGGCCGAGGAGATCATGGGACCCATCAAGACGGCGATCGCCAGGGCCCGTGGTCCTCTGTTCGCGTTCCTCACCGAGGGCTCGTTGCAGAACACCACGGGCAACCGGGCAAACCGCCCCATGCTCCACCCCACGAAGAAGGGGATTCAGAACTTCATCACCGATTCCCTGATTGAGGTCCGCCCCATGGCGGTCGACCGTCTACAGGGACTCCGCTCCAAGGTCAACACCGTTGACGAGTGGCTCTCGGGGGATGTCCGCGAGGACGTCGTCGAAGCCCTGGAGCAGGGCGCGTCGAAGGTGCCCGGATGGATGATCATCGCGACATCCTCCGAGGGGACCGTGCGCAATGGCGTCGGCGACACGAAGAAGATGGAGCTCCTGAAGATCCTGAAGGGGGAGGTGTACGATCCCCACACCTCGATATGGCACTACCGCCTTGACGCCGTCGAGGAGGTAGGCGACCCGGACAAGTGGCTGAAGGCCAACCCGAATATCGGGAAGACCATCTCCTACGAGGCGTATCAGCGGGCCGTATCGAGGGCGGAGGCCAATCCCTCGCTAAGGAATGATATTCTGGCGAAGATGTTCGGCATTCCGATGGAGGGGTACACGTACTACTTCACCTACGAGGAGACGCTCGCACGTAAGAAGAAGGTCGAGTTCTGGCGCATGTCGTGCGCGATGGGGGCCGACCTCTCGCAGGGGGACGACTTCTGCGCCTTCACGTTCCTCTTCCCGCTGCAAGGCGGAGATTTCGGCGTCAAGACGAGGTGCTACATCACGTCGCACACGTTGAACGCTCTTCCCGCCGCCGCACGCGCGAAGTACGACGAGTTCATCAACGAGGGCTCCCTTCAGGTGATGGAGCGCACCGTTCTCGACATGATCGAGGTCTACGAGGATCTCGATCGGTACATCGAGCGGTCCGAGTACGACGTGTACGCCATGGGGTACGACCCCTACAACGCCAAGGACTTCGTTCAGCGCTGGGAGCAGCGTCACGGGGCCCACGGCATCGAGAAGGTGATCCAGGGGGCGAAGACGGAGTCGGTTCCGCTCGGGGAGATCAAGATCCTGGCGTCGGAACGACTTCTCGTATTCGACCAGTCGCTCATGCAATGGGCAATGGGGAACGCGATCGCCCTTACGGATACCAACGGCAACCGCAAGCTCTACAAGGCCAAGCGGGAGCAGAAGATCGACGCGGTTGCCGCTCTCATGGACGCGTACATCGCATACAAGGTCCACCGCAACCGCTTCGATTAGAAAGGAGGGCGGTTGAGTCTCAGATCAACGCTAAGGAAGTTCGAGAGCGTCTTCGACTTCTTCTCCTCGAAGAAGCGCAGAGAGGTCGACGAGGGGACTTCGGGCAGCCGATACGGTTCGATGCTCTTCAGCCCCTTCCGAACTACGGCGAACCAGTTCACCACGAAGCTGTACAATCAGATCGCGATCGACGTCGCCTCGACGACGTTCAGGCACATCGAGCAGACAGACTCGGGGGAGTACTCCAAGGATATTCCGTCGTCTCTCGACAAGTGCTTCCGCTTCATGGCGAACGTCGATCAGACGTGGTCCGCGTTCCTTCGGGACGTCGTCTGGACGCTCTTCGAGAACGGACACGCCGCAATCGTCGCCACGGACACCACCGCGAACCCGTTCTACACCGAGGAGTTCGACGTTCTCTCCCTCCGAGTGGGCACGGTGACGCAGTGGAATCCGAGAAGCGTTCGGATCTCGCTCTACAACGACCGAACGGGCCAGCGCGAGGAGATCAACATCGAGAAGGATCTCGTCGCCATCGTGAACAATCCGATGTTCATGGTGATGAACGAGGCGACTTCCGATCTTCGTCGTCTCCTGCGCAAACTGGTCCTTCTGGATGCCATTGACGAGCAGTCCGGGTCGGGGAAGCTCGATCTGATCATTCAGTTGCCCTACAGCGTCTCCAGCGAACGCCAGATGCAGCGCGCCGAACGCCGGCGCAAGTCTCTGGAGCGTCAGATGGAGAACAGCAAGTACGGGGTCGGCTGGATCGACGACACCGAGAAGGTCACACAGCTCAACCGGGCCTCGGAGAACAATCTGATGGCCCAGGTCGAGTGGCTGACCACCCAGGTTTACTCGGCGCTCGGGATCTCCAAGGAGATCTTCGAGGGAACCGCGACCGAGCAGCAGATGCTCGTGTATCAGACCCGGACTCTCAACCCGATTCTCCGTGAGATCGCGACCACGATGTCCTACGCGTTCCTCGGGGAGAACGCCCGAGGTCGCGGACAGCGGATCGCGTGGTTCCGGGATCCGTTCGAGCTCGTTCCGATGTCCTCCATGGGCGATCTCGTCCAGGCGCTCACCTCCGCCGAGGTGATGACGTCGAACGAGGCCCGCGCGAAGCTCGGCTTCATGCGGGCCAGCGACCCGCGCGCGGACAAACTCGTCAACGCGAACATCAACTCGACGTCCCCTCCGGACGTCCCGAAACCGACGACCGAGGAGGTCTCATAATGGGAGGTAATTCCCGAACTCCCGACTGCGAGGGGTGGGCCACCCGATACGGGGTCCGGTGCTCCGACGGAGTCACCATTGGGAACGGGGCATTCGCCCATGAGGACGGGAACAAGATTCCCGTTGTCTATCAGCACAATCACACCGAGTCGTCCGAGCTGCTCGGGCACGCCATTCTCAAGCACGAGAGCGGCGGAGTCCGCGCCAAGGTGTTCTTCGATGATACCCCGCAGGGGGACAATGCCCGTAAGCAGGTGAGGTCCGGCACTCTGGGCGCCATGTCCATCTACGCCAAGAACGTTCAGCGCCGGGGCAACGTGGTCAGCCACGCGGATCTCGTCGAAGTCTCGCTCGTTCTCCGTCCGGCCAACCCCGAGGCCCGCATCTACGATGTCGCGCTCGAGCACTCCGGCGAGGACGGCACTTACTACACCGATGAGGGCGAGATCGTCATCGAGAGCGGCGAGCCCCTCGTCCTCCAGCACGACGACTCGGATGAGAAGTCCGACGACAAGACCGAGGACGACTCCAAGGAGAAGACCGTCGGGGAGATCTACGACGGAATGACCGAGGAGCAGAAGCGCGCCGTCGCGGCGATCGTCCTCGAAACCGTCCGAACCGCCGGCGAGGACGACACCACCGAAACCGAGAGGAAGGACTCCGACGTGAGCCCCACCACCCATAACGTCTTCGAGCGGGGGTCTGATTCCGACCTCAAGCAGGATGACGTCGACGTCGCCGGGGCCATCGCGGCCATCGGCGCCGATATGAAGAAGGGGATGACGTTCAAGCAGTCGCTCCTTGTTCACGCGGAGAGCTACGGGATTTCGAATCCCGAGATGCTCTTCCCCGAGCCCAAGGACACCGGCGGCATCACCGAGCTCCGAAGGGACCAGACCTGGGCCAACCGCCTGGTCTCCGGGGTCACCCATCTCCCCTTCTCCCGCTTCCGGTCCCGCTACGCGGTGCTCACCGGCGACGAGATCCGGGCCCGCGGTTACATCACGGGTTCGCTCAAGTACGACACCGTGTACAAGAGCCTCAAGAGGCAGACTTCACCGACGACGGTTGTCGTCAAGACCAAGCTGGACCGTGATGACCAGCTCGACATCACGACCATCGACATCTGGGAGTGGATGAAGCGTCAGCTCACCATCGACATGAATGAGGAGCTCGCTAGAGCGTTCCTCATCGGCGATGGGCGCGACGCCGACTCCGCCGACAAGATCAACCCGGATTGCATTCGTCCCATCCTCGCCGAGGACGACCTCTACGCGCCCAAGTACGCACTGAGCTCCGACGCCCTCGACGTCAAGACCAACCTCGATCTCCTCGTCGAGGAGATGACGTACATGCTGGATGAGTATCGCGGAAAGAGCGAGCCCCTGTTCTGGGCGCCTAAGCGCACCATCGACCGGCTCACCTGGCTGCGCGACAAGCAGGGTCGCCGGATCTACAGGACGCGGGACGAACTCGCAAGCGCCATCGGCTGCTCCGGGTTCGTCAACGTCCCTCTGCTCAAGGGGGCCAAGATCCAGCTGGAGGGCGGTCTTCGAGACGTGTTCGGAGTCTTCTTCCTCCCGAGCGACTACAACGTCGGCACCGACAACGGCGGTCAGCTCACCTCGATGGAGGGGTTCGACATCGACCACAACCAGAGGAAGGCCCTTCAGGAGACGCGCTGCTCCGGCGCGCTTCGAGACCCGGGCACCGCGGTGATCGTCACCGGCGCCCTCGCTCCCGTTGCCGGGGCCAAGAAGGACCCGAAGAAGTCGACCGATCCTCAGCTCCCCGAGATGAACTGAGCGATCGTGAAATACTTCGGCAGAATCGCGTTCTCCTCTGTCGAAGAGACGTCCCCCGGTATCTTCGTCGAGACTCCCGTCATCCGAAGATACCGGGGGAACGTCACGACCAATGCCCATCGGTACAGCATGGGCTCGGATCCGAATGGAAAGGTGCAGTCCGGTCAGATTCTCTCGATCGTGGGGGACGAGTACGCGTTCGCACACCCTTTCGATATTCGGTGGGCCGAGTTCGGCGGCGAGAGGTGGCTCGTCGTGTATACGGATATTCGACGCCCTCGGCTGTACTTGACTCTCGGAGCGCGATACAATGACGAGGGATGACCTTCATAAGGTTCTCGTTCGGATCCTTGGGTCGGACAATGTGTATTACCACCCTCCGGTGAATCTGAAGATCTCGTATCCGGCGATCGTGTACGAGAAGACGCAGTACTGGCAGGCGTACGCCGATAATCGCGGTTACGCGCGAATCCCCCAGTACCGGGCGACTGTAATATCCAGACTGCCGGATCATCCGGCGATCGAACGCATTCTGGATCTCCGGGGCAGCGATTACGTCTCGCACTTCGTGTCCGAGGGGCTCCATCACGACATCATAGACATCTTCCAATAAGGAGAATCATGGCAGCCCTGGAATGGGACAAGATTGAGAATCGAACCGGTGAGAACGGCGCCGACCATGGTGTCATCTATCGACTCGATCAGACCGGAGCGTACAAAAACGCCGAGGTCTGGGACGGTCTCACCGCGGTGAACATGGCGCCCGAGGGCGCCGAGGCTCAGAAGATGTATGCCGACAACATCCTGTACGGCACTCTTCGTGGCGCCGAGACGTCCAAGGGGACCATCGAGGCGTTCCGCTTCCCGGAGTCCTTCCGTGAGTGCGACGGCACCAAGCTCATCGACGCCGCGGTCGAGGGCCTGTACGCGACGGGCCAGCAGAGGCAGCCCTTCGGCTTCTCGTGGCGCACGCTGATCCTCGATTCCAACGGAACCGAGATCGGCTACAAGATCCACCTCACCTACGGCAACACCGCTTCGCCGTCCTCGCAGGACAACAGCACCATCAATGAGTCCCCCGAGTACAAGTCGTTCTCGTGGGAGTTCGAGTCGGTTCCCGTGCCCGTGCCTGGACTGCGCCCCTCGGCGCGTCTCGAGCTGGACAGCCGGAAGGTGCCGGCCAAGAAGATGGAGGCGGCCCTCGACGTCCTTTACGGGCGGAAGACGGAGCCCGCCAAGCTCCCCACGCCGGCGGAGCTCGTGGCCCTCATGAAGGCCGCGAACTAGGAGACCGAGGAGATGCTCGAGCTGCACCTGCCGGAAGTCGACGGATGGGATGAGGCTGCTGAGGAGTTCGTCAGGCTGCCGGCGTTGACGGTGCGGCTCGAGCATTCCCTCCTCTCCCTGTCAAAATGGGAGGGGAGAAACAAGGTTCCCTTCTTCGGCATGACGGAGCGGTCGACCGAGGAGATGCTCGACTACATCTCATGCATGGCGGATCCCGACATTCCGTTGACCGTGCTCATGCGCTTCCGAGAGGAGGACTTCCTCAAGGTCAACAACTACATACAGGACAAGATGACCGCGACGACGATCACGGATCACACCGGAACCTCGCCGAAACGGCAGATCGTCACCTCGGAGCTCATCTACGCCTGGTTGACCCTCCTCGAGATCCCTTACGGGGACGTGGAGCACTGGCACTTGAATCGGTTACTGACTCTCATTCGAACCGTTAAGGTGCTCAAGGATCCGAAGAAGAACCGGAAACCGACTCCGTCGGCACTGGCGGAGCGCGACAGGCTCAACGCCATGCGGAACGCCGAAGCGGCGAGAAGGAGAGCAAGACGTGGCTAACATCAAGGGCGTGCTCACAGCGTGCCCGACGACGATTCTGGTGAACCCTGTCGTCAACGGGGCGGCGGATCTCAAGAAGAAGCGATTCGCGATCCGCCCCGGCGTCGTGGTGGACATCACGACCGACGACGGATATTACAACATCGAGTCGAACGAGGGTCAGTTCGACACCGAGATGCGAATGCTCGCCGGAAGTCTGACTCCCGACGACCTCCTCTCCTCCGGCACCGGGGCATCGGGCGGGGGCTTCCTCCGCCTCGGTGTCACGGACCCCGTTCCCCCGGGAACGCCCGAGGGGACCCTCGTGATCCGGGTGCCATGAGCATCGCACTGCGAGGATTCGCCCATGCCGAGGCGTTCAAGGGCGAGGCGACGACGCTGAGCGCCACCTCCAGAGTCGGAGACACCGCCGTCCTCATAATGAGTGGTCAACAGGTGTCGCCCGGCGATCTGACCGTCCCGGAGGGATGGACCGGCGTCGCCCAGCAGCAGATCGTCGGGATCGCCAGGTGCGGGTACTTCGCTCGACGCCTGATCACCGACCCCGCCCAGACCCAGGACATCCAGTGGGCGAACAAGAGCCAGTTCTGGGGGGCGAGGCAGAACGCGTTCCTGATGATCTTCGACGGCGAGGCCGACGTGCGCCCCGGCGACCCGCCCTGGGCCGAGGGAGTTCCCACAATCGAGCGGGAGTCCTACGTCATCTCCCAGAGTCATGGTCCGTCGGCGAACCCGCTGATGGAGTGGACCGTCCTCGACGGCGACATCGTGTTCACCGGAAAGGCAACGGTCTCTACCGAGAAGTCGTGGTCCGCCCTTCGTGTGGCCCGCACGTCCCACACTCCCGTCGTCGGTCCCCCGGGGCAGGTCCCCGCGGCGTGGCTCGCATTCTCCATCGTCAGGCCCGTTCCGGCTCCTTTGCAGAACGTGTCCGTCTACGAGGGCGGGACGACCAAGCCGTGCATTCTCTCCGTGTGGAGGAAGCGCGATGAGGTCTTCGCCAGAAGAGCCGGAGTCATGCCGTCTCTCGCCAAGACCACCTCGGCCCTGCTCGCCAAGAGCGGATTCGTCGTGGCCCATCGCGGGGGCTCTCAGGGCTGGGTCGAGGGGACGGCTCAGGGCTACACCGATTCCGTGGCGCACGGGGTCGACGCCCTCGAGTTCTCGGCCGCTAGGACCGTCGACGGCGTCTGGTTCCAGAACCACGACAACAATCTGAAGTCTCTCGGGGGGCCGGACCGCTCGACCTCCACGATGACATGGTCGGAGGTCGTCGAGGCGCTGAAGGGGACCGGGAAGACGCCGTGCCGTCTCGATTGGCTTCTGGAGCATTACGGGGATGGCGTCATCGTCTTCGACCCGAAGAGCTCGTTCGCCCGTTACGACGAGATTCATGATATTTTCAAGGGTCGTCGCGACCGCACCATCATGAAGTTCTTCGGGGACAACAAGGCGTTCTTCCAGCAGATGAAGCTTCGCGGATATTCGACATGGGGGTACGCCTATCCGTCCTCGGTCGGTTCCGCATGGTGGAACGACTTCGTGAACGGCGCGCATATCGACATCCCCTCGATGTCGTGGGACGCGTCTGCGGATATTTGGAAGACGCTGACGGATACCGGGAAACCGGTGGTCTCTCACATCACCTCCATCAAGGCGCAGATCGACGCGGCCGCGGCGAAGGGCGCACGGGGGTCCATCGTCTCCGCCGTATCCACAGTACTGTCAATCCAAGTGTAAGGAGAATCATGGCAACCACCGTTCAGTACGGGACCGTCTTCACGACTCCCGTCGTCATCCGCCCGCTGACCGTCAAGGAGGAGGACCTCAAGAAGAAGGGGGTCTACCTCGACAAGACGCGCACCACGGTGAACCTGGAGGCCGGCATCTACCTCTTCGAGTTCCCGAGGACCAACCTTCCCGTTATCCCCCGGAAGATCAGCGGTACCGGCACGCTCACGGTCGACGCCGTTATTCCGTCGTGATCATGCGAAAGCAACCCATCGTACGAGCCGAGAGGATGGGGCTGCCCGGCACCTCGGCGGTTCTCCGCCCCGGGTCGAAGGATCTTCAGCCCTCCGAGAAGACATACCTCGTCGAGGTCGTCGGTGAGACTCCGACCGCCGCTCCGATCCGAGTCGGCGGTTCGGTGTCCTACGGGCAGGTGCTCAATGAGCTCGCGCCCATCCGCGGCCTCACCGTGGGCGTCATCGGGGACTCCTTCACCGAGGGTGAGAACGGGGTTCCGTCCTATCTCGGGGTGGCCTCGGTCATGTGCAGGGAGCTTCACGCCGACGTCATCCCGTCCTATCAGACCGGAACCGGTTACCTCAGTCCCGGGCAGGGCGGCAGGGCCGTGTTCGGTGACGACAGTCGAATCGACGCCGTCCTCGCCGGCGACCCGGATGTCCTGTTCTTCTTCGGATCGGTCAACGACAGGACCCGGGGGGACGGGAACGCCGTGGCGACCGCCGCCGAGGCCGCGTATCGAAAGGTCTGGAGCAAGCGTCGGGATATTCCCATCGTCGTGGCCGGCATCCAGCCGACAGCCCCTCCCCCGACGTTCTCTGACGCCACTTCCGACATCAATCAGAAGATGCGAGCGCTCGTTGAGCGTCTCAATGAGGACTACCCGATCGCGTACATCGACCAGATCGGCACGAGTATCAGAAACGCGACCGCGTTCGCTCAGGGCAAGCCGTATTCCGCGGGAGACGTCGTCTACTTCGAGGGCATCGGCTACGAGTTCTGGAAGAACTGGTCCGGTTCTACCCTGGCGGAGGCGCCGGTTCGCCGTAAGTCGATCTGCTTCACGGGAACCGGACAGGTCGGCACCCCGAAGGGGGACGGTAACAGGGATATTTACCTGCACTCGGACGGGACTCACCCCACGTGGTCCGGGTCCGAGGCGTATGGCAACGCGCTCGCCGCCGAGTTCGCCGTGGCCTACCGTGAGACGTTCTTCCGACGGCCGCGGACGGAGCACGCCGAGCCTCCCGCACCGCCGGTCCCGAATCCGTTCCGCGATGAGCCGCATCTCGCGGCGTTCAACGCCCATTACTGGGACGAGGACGAAGTCGTTGCATCCGAGGCGAGGCTCCGGAAGGCCGTCTCCGACGGCGCCGACGGTTTCGTGTTCTGGGTTCGGAGCACGTCGGACGACGCGCTCGTGCTGTCGTTCGCCAACACGCTCCCGATGGCGGAGGGGACCAGCCCCAGCATCAACCAGACGACTCTCGAGGCTCTGAGGAGTCTCAAGACGAAGGGCGGGAAGATCGCCACTTTCGAAGAGGGTCTCAGGCTCTGCAAGGAGCTCAACGTCGGGTGCCTCGTGCTCAACGGCGTCAAGTTCCCCCAGGACGGCAGCCAGTCGTGGAACGTGCGCATCGAGAACGCCATCGCCGCCATGGTGAAGACCGTGTTCGGCGACGACGCTCCGAAGTACGTCAAGTTCTACACCGGTCCGACCGACGCCGATGCGCGCACCCGGTATGCGGCCGTCGTCCCGGATGCCGAACAGGTCGTCCACTATCACAACGACACCGTCGTCAACACTCCGCCGCCGGCCGGGAGCATCATCTCCTCGGCCAACACGCTCAACGCCGCGTCCGTGACCAAGCTCAAGTCCTACGGGCGCCCGATGTGGTACACGCAGATCGCGAATCGGCAGCTTGGCGAGGATGCGAGGAACCTCGGTGTCAATTGGAAGGGATTCACCTTCCGAGTGCGCGTCGCACTCGAAGCCCTTCCGCCGAAGCAGTGAACCCGCTCAAAATAGGAGGTCATATGAGCGATCCACAGGATCGGCAGGAGGCCGATCTCACCAGGAGCGTCGGCGATCCCTTCGAGGACAAGGCCGATGACGTTCCTCAGACGCCGGAGGTGCTCTCGTGAGCGGTCCCGCCGACGTTCTGTATCACGCCGCCAAGCGCATCGGTTACTACGCCCCCGACGACCCGGAGCCGGGCTCGGAGGCCGGCCGGTACTGGGCCCGCAAGACCGGGCAGGCATGGCTCGCCGGTCCGAGCACCTCGATCTGGTGGTGCATGCTCTTCGTGAGCATGTGCTTCGACGAGGCGGGGCAGATCGACGCCATCGGCGGCTTCTCGTACAACACCGACGTCACCATCGCCCACATCCGGAACCACCCGGACGCGTACTTCGTGTCCGTCGGCGAAGCCGAGCCCGGCGACGTCGTCATCTTCGACTGGGATTCCAGCACTGCGGCGACTGACCACGTCGGCATCGTCGAGGCGAACCTCGGTGATGGGGTTCTCCAGACGATCGAGGGAAACACATCGTCCGGCGCGTACGGCTCGCAGTCCGCGGGCAACGGCGTCTGGCGACGCCAGCGGTCCTACGGGATCGCGTACGTCATCCGGCCCGCCTGGGTCGGCAGCGGCTCGTCCTCGGCCCCCGCGGTCAAGCCGTCCTGGTGGATCGACGAGGACGGAGTCTGGGGTGCCCAGACCGGCGCTCGGTTCCGCGGCGTCATGGGGCTCGACTCCTCGGCCACGTGGACGGAGGCGTGCAAGCGCTTCCAGACGTTCCTCAACGGGGCTCTCGACGCCTACGAGATCCGCAAGCTGACCGGCGATTACAAGCTCGAGGTCGATGGCGTCGATGGCGAGAAGACCTGGAAGTGCTTCCAGCACTTCTGGAACATGTCCGACATCCCGGGCGACGACTCCCTTCTCGAGGAGGACGGCGTCCAGGGCATCGACACCACCACGAAGATCCAGAAGGCCCTGAACGCCAGCTGGCACGGGTCGCTGGGTCTGGCCAAGGCTCCCTGAGGCTCAAAATGGGAGAGATGGTACTGGAGGCCAAGGGCGGCTTCCCGAAAACCGAATCGTGGCTCGCGAAGATCGGCAAGATGTCAATCTCCGCTCAGCTGTCGCGCTACGGCGAGAAGGGCGTCCGCGCTCTGGCCTCCAGTACCCCCCGACGAACCGGGAAGACTGCCGGGTCGTGGGGGTATGAGATCAGTCAGAAGGGGAACAGGTGGACGATAACGTGGACGAACACGAACATCGTCAACGGAGTTCCCATCGCGCTCGTTCTCGAGTACGGGCACGGCACCGGCACCGGCGGCTACGTCGCCGGTAGGCAGTACATCACCAAGGCGATCGAACCGATAATGAACGAGATCGCGGATGGGGTCTGGAAGGCGGTGAAGAATGGCTAGCGTCGAGTCCAGAGTGGTATCTCTGAAGTTCGATAACAGTCAGTTCATGAGTGGTGTGAAGAGCACCCTCGACGGCCTCAAGGGCCTCAAGCAGTCGATGTCCGAGAAGATCAGCTCGTCTCCGCTTTCGGGGATCGCCGATTCCATCCGGGCCATCGACTTCTCCTCGATTTCCAACGGGGCCTCCGACGCCGGGAACCGGGTCGGGATCTTCGCCACCGCCGCAGGGGTGGCCCTGGGCAATCTCGCGTCCAAGGCCATTGAAGCCGGCGTGAGCATGGTGAAGTCGTTCGCGATCCAACCGATCATCGACGGCTTCAAGGAGTACGAGCTCCAGCTAAACTCCGTTCAGACCATTCTCGCCAACACCGCGAGCAAGGGCGAGAACATCCAGACGGTGAACGCGGCTCTGGATGAGCTGAACCGTTATGCGGATCTCACGAAGTACAACTTCTCCGAGATGACGCATAACATCGGAATGTTCACGTCCGCGGGTGTCGGGCTGAAGGATTCCGTGTCGGCCATCAAGGGCCTGTCCAACGTCGCGGCGGCCTCCGGGTCGACATCCCAGCAGGCCGCGACCGCGATGTACCAGCTGTCGCAGGCGATCTCCGCCGGCAGCGTGAAGCTGATGGACTGGAACTCCATCGTGAACGCCGGAATGGGCGGCGAACAGTTCCAGGAGGCCCTGAAGCGCACCGCGCGCATGCACGGCGAGGCCGTCGACGAGTACATCGAGAAAGAGGGATCCTTCCGGGAGTCCCTCAAGGACGGCTGGCTGACCGCCGAGGTCATGCTGGACACCCTCAACCAGATGACCGGCGACCTCACCGACGAGCAGCTCCGCGAGATGGGCTACACGGACGAGCAGATCGCCCAGATCCAGCAGTTCGCGAAGGCCGGCCTCGAGGCCGCCACCTCGTACAAGACCTGGTCTGATGTCGTCGACGCCTCGATGGAGGCCGTCGGGTCTGGTTGGGCCTCGTTCTGGCGGATCATAATCGGAGACTTCGAGCAGGCCAAGACCCTGTGGACCGAGGTCGGCAACGCCGTGAGCAACTCGATCGGAAGCATGTTCGACTCCATCAACGGAGTCGCGCAGGCATTCGTCGATCTCGGCGGTCGCGCCGCGGTGATCAACACCATCCGCAACATCGTCCTCGCCGTGGTCCGTCCGATCAAGGCGCTCGGGCAGGCGTTCGGAGACGTCTTCACCGGTGGGCCGGCCAACATGCTCGCCACCTTCGCCAAGGGGCTTGAGAAGCTCACCTCGATATTCGTCCTCAGCGAGGAGAATGCGGGTCGTCTGCGCACGGCCTTCGCCGGCATCTGGTCGGTCCTGCACATCATGCTCTGGCCGATCCAGCAGATCGGGAAGCTCTTCGCCTGGGTCGCGAACGGCGTCCTCAGTCTGGTGGGCATTCTCACCGGAGGAGCCACGACCGGCTTCCTCGGAGTCGCCTCGGCCATCGCCAAGGGGCCGATCGCGCTCGACAAGTGGATCTCCAGTCTCAACCCGATCGGGAAGATGATCGACTGGGTGAACGCCAAGCTGGCGGCATTCCGCGACTGGCTCGGACCGAAGTTCACCGGAGCCATCGACGGCGCCAAGGACGCATTCGGCCGTCTCAAGGACGCCGCCGGCGAGAAGGTCTCGGCGGGCTGGGACAAGCTGCGCGAGAAGGGCTCCTCCTTCGCCAGCACGATCGCCGCCAAGTTCTCCCCCGCGGTCGATTCCGCGAAGGGAGCGCTTGACGCCTTCGGCGAGTCCGTCAAGGGCAAGATCGAGAGCGGTCTCACCAGTCTCTCGGAGAAGTCCAAGACCGTTGCGACGATCTTCGGCGAGGTGTTCTCCGGACGAGTCATGGCCGTCGCTCCCGGGTTCGCCACTGCGGTCTACAAGATCGCGGACGCGATGCATCGGGCGTACGAGAAGGTCAAGGAGTTCGCCGGGGAGATGGGGAAAGCCTTCGACGCGAAGGTCGTCGCGTGGGCCGACAAGCTCGCGCAGAAGTTCTCATCTGTCGGCTCTGCCGTGGGCGCCGCGAAGGACGCGGTGTCCTCCGTCAGCGCTCCGAACGTCGACACATCCCAGGTGCAGGCCGCCGCGGCTAGCGCACAGGAGAGCGCATCGGCCGCAGCCACCCAGGCGAAGTCAAAATGGGAGGCTTTCGCCGACTGGCTCACGACCGAGCTCCCGGCGAAGTTCAACAAGATCAAGCAGGATCTTGCTCCGCTGGCCAACGCCCTCAAGACCGTCTTCGGTGGCGTTGGGAAGGCGATCAAGGAGGCATTCCGCATCGAGGAGGGCGACCTCGGATTCGCCAAGATCGTCAACTGGATCCTCGCCGGGGGTCTTGTCGCCGCCATCTACAAGCTGGCCGACGCCTTCAAGGGCGTCAAGGCCCCGATCGGGGCCTTCGAGGAGCTTCTCGGCTCTCTCGGGAAGACCCTCGACGCGACGGCCAATCGGATCAACGCCAAGGCGCTCCTCACAGTCGCCGCTGCCATCGCCATCCTCGCCGCGTCGATGTGGCTGCTCGCCACGATCCCCGCCGACGGGGTGACCAATGCCGGCGTTGCCATCGGCGTCGTCACCGGAGCCGTGGTCGCGCTGATCAAAACGATGTCCGGCATCGCCAAGGACCTCAAGGCCGGCGGGGCGCTGGCGCTCATGGCCACGGCCTTGATCAGCATCGCCGGCGGCATCCTGCTGGTCGCGCTGGCCGCGAAGCTTCTCGGCTCCCTCGATGAGGACGAGATGCTCAAGGCCCTTCGAGCACTGGTGGTCGTCACCGGAGCCCTCATCGCCACGGCGAAGGGGCTCAACGGGATCAAGATCAATCCCACGGCCGGCCTGACTCTGATCGCCTTCGCCATATCGCTGTCCCTCGTGGGGCTGGCCCTCAAGATTCTGGGGAACCTGAGTCTGAAGGAAGCCCTCGAGGGCATGGCGCTCATGTTGCTGATCTCGGTTCAGATGATCGCTATTGCCCTTCTCGCTGGAGATATGAAGAGCACTTCGTTCTTGAATCTCCTGGCCATGGCAGTAGCCATGCAGGTCGCGGCTCTCGTGCTCGTCCAGCTCGGTCTTCTCCCATGGCAGGTGGCCCTTCAGGGGATCATCGTCATGGGTGCAGTGGTCGCCGAACTCGGCCTTCTCACCCGCCTCGCCGGGAACGTCAAGCCGAAGGCGGCTCTGGGCCTCGTCGCCGCGGCGCTGTCCCTCCAAATAGCATCGACCGCGGTGGTCGCCCTCGGTCTTCTCCCATGGCAGGTGGTCCTTCAGGGAATCATCGCCATGGCCGCCGTCCTGGCGGAGATAGTCATCGCTTCGACGATGATGAACGGGAACGTGGCGGGCGCGAAGACGATGGCTCTCATGGCCGCGTCGCTCGTCCTGCTGGCCGGCAGCCTCAAGATTCTCGGGTCCATGCCGTGGCAGGCTCTGGCCCTCGGTCTTATCGGTCTGGCGGCGGGGCTCGGTATCATCATCGCCGCGGGATTCCTCGCCGGGAAGAGCGCCGCTGGATTCCTGGTCCTGGTGGCCGCCATCAAGGCCATCGGCTTCGCGATCATCGGCGTGGCCGCTCTGCTGACCGCAATCACCGCCCTTCTCGCCGCGATCGCGGTGGTCGGCGCGCCGGCGTTCGCCGCTCTCGCGGGGGGCATTGTGCTCCTGGCGAATACGATCCCGACGATCGCCAAAGCGGTGATGGACGGGCTGATGGTCATTCTCCAGTCGATCATCGACAACCGGGAGACGATCGCTCAGTCGATCGCCGCATTGATCATCGCCCTGTGCGAGGCGCTCGTCGCCAGCATGCCGTCCATAGTGGCCGCCCTCGGAGCGCTTCTCGACGGAGCGATCCAGGTGCTCGTGGAGTACATCCCGAAGATCGTCGCCGCCGCCATCGACATCATCATCGCCCTGCTGGTGGCTGTGGGTCAGAGGGCACCGGATTTCGTGAACGCCGCTGTGAATCTGATTCTCGCGTTCATCAACGGAATCGCCAGTCGAATCGGCGACGTCATCGCCGCCGCGTTCAACCTGATCATATCCTTCATCGAGGGACTGGCCAACGCGATCGACACGTACGAGGGCCGCCTCCGCGCGGCCATCGGCAAACTGATCCGGGCCATCGCCAGGTTCATCGTCAATTCCGGGAAGGACCTCCTCAAGATCGGCGGCGACATCATCGGCGGTATCGTCAAGGGCATCGGGAACGCGGGCCACAAGATCAAGGACAAGATCGTGAGCTTCTGCCAGGGCGCGTGGGAGAGCGTCAAGTCGTTCTTCGGAATCGCGTCCCCTTCGAAGCTCATGGCGGAGGTCGGCAAGAACGTCATGCTCGGCGCCGCGAAGGGCATCGAGGACAATGGCGACGCCTTCGTCGACGAGACGGTGATGGCCGCCAAGAACGCGAAGGACGGCTTCAACCGCGCCCTCTCCGACGGATTCGACGCGGAGTTCTCGTCCTTCCAGCCCACGATCGTCCCCGTTGTGGATCTCACGGAGGCGCGAAAGGGCCTCGAGGCCATGAGCGGCGACATGGTCAGCGTCGGCGCGAGGATGTCCGCGTCGCTCCCGGCGAAGCCCTCGTCATCCGAGCCCTCTTCGACGGGGGACGAGGACCGGCGGAGGAACGTGGTTGTGACGCAGAACAACTACTCTCCGGAGTCACTGAACGAGGCGAAGATCTATCGGCAGACCCGGAATCTCGTCAGCATGCTGCAATACTCATGAGGAAGGATTTCCATGATTCTCGGAGTCAGTGTATTCTCCGACAACGGCGAGTCCATCAGGCTCCCGCTCCGGGATTTTTGGGGAACCGGTCTCGCGATCACGAACATCACTGGACTGGGCCCCGTTAAAAGCGATCTCTGGATCACGAATTACGGGGCCCAGTCCGGGGGATATTACAACGGTTCTCGCATCGGCACCAGGAACATCGTCATGACGATACGCCCTTGCGGCGACGACATCGAGAAGGTACGCAGATACGCATACCGACTGTTCGATGTGGAAGAGCACGTGACTCTGGTGGTGGACACGGATTACGGCGATCGTCGCATCGACGGCTACGTGGAATCCTTCGAGGTCGATTTGTTCTCGGCCGCGGAGCAATTCGTTATCAGTATCATGTGCCCCCGACCTGAGTTCACAGACGGATCCGGGGTCGTGCTGACGTCTTCGAGCGCGGACACGATGAACGCGGCATTCGAGTTCCCGTTCGAGTCCCGTTGGCACATGGATGACATCGAGTTCGGGACACCGCAGGATTATGCCGAGAATATCGTCTACTACGGCGGTGAAGTGCCGACCGGATGCGAGATGCACATTGATATTCTATCCGATCCCGGGAAGAATGTCATCATCGAGGGTCCTCGCGGTAGTCGTGTTGTCGTCGATAATGTCAACTCCGTGATCAAGAAGGGTGGGCGGCTGGTTCTCAATACCGTCGTCGGGAAGAGGGAGGCGTATTACGTCAAGGACGGAACACGAACCGATCTGGCATGGACGCTGTGGAATCAGAGCAATTGGCCCATTCTGTATCCCGGGAACAACACGATAGTGGTGAAAACCGACAACCTATTCGAGGTTCGGATTACCTGCTATTACCAGAATCTGTATCGAGGCATCTGATATGTTCATGATCGAGTACCCCACTCGGGGAGCGTACGGCGCCGTGATGCGCGAACAGCCCTCGCTCATCATTGACGACTTCTACTCCGCTTCCTGGACCGAGCGCTTCTGGGACATCGGCGAGGCCCATCTCGAGCTGCCGATGAAGTACTATGCACTCGCGCTCGACGCGAGGCGATATCCGAATGGTCATTACCTTCATTTCTCCGAGAGCGAACGGGTCATGAACCTGTGCTCCGCACGAGTGGTGGCCAAGAGGGACGACCCCAGGCTCATCCTCAACTACAAGTCCCTCGAGAACTTCCTGTCATTCAGGCGCGTTCACGAGGGGCCGATGGCGTGGCCGTACCACTCTCCTCCTATCGCGGGAATGCAGAACTACACACTTCTCGATCTGTGGCGGTACTATTACGCCACTCGCTATCGAGTTCCGTCGATGCAGTACTACAAGGACCCGAAAGTGTCCGATGACTGGATCAGCCTCACGAAACTCGATTTCAACGTCGGCGACACGGTCCTCGATGTCACAAAGGCGTCGTGCATGCGCGACCTGCCGTTCCGCAAGCGCCATGGTTTCCAGATCAAGGTGGAGGGCGAGGAGAAGCGCTGGTGGAATATGTACATCACCGCCGTCGATGCGCCCGACCCGCTTCCCGATTGGACGGACTACATTGAGGCGCTGGAGTTCGGAATCGACTCGAGCAAGTACGCGAACGCCGCCCTGGTGTTCGTTCCAAAGGTCGAGGAGACGAAGAACGCCAAAGGTGTCTACGACGGCTATCGTGTGATCGGCAAAACGATATACGATTCGCCGACGTATTACGAGCCGGGGTATGTGGCCGAATGGAATAGGGTCGAGAAGAAGATCGAGTACCAGCTGGATGGCAAGTCCTACGAAGAGGCCATGGGCATGATGCAGTACATCTATGACACCTGGGGGCAGATCGGGGGACCGAACGACCCCGGCACGGCGAAGAAACTGGTCAAGGAGCAGTCCTCCGTGCAGACCGTGGCGACGACCCCGGCGACCATATCGAAGGACCTCAAATACGGCAAGGACTACCGTCTTGGAACCATGTTCCAATGGACCCCCTATGCAGGAGTCGGGCTCTACAACACCGCTTGGTACAACGCTTCAACATCTTTCGAGGCGCTGGTGACCGAGTACACGTGGACGATCGACGATTCCGGCGTTGTCGAAACTCCGGGAATCGTCATGTGAGAGGAGCGCTATGGCGCAACGTTTCGGATTCTTCGATTCTATCAACAAGGATCGAAGATACAACGCCACCGATATGGGACGCATGTTCGACGGCCTCATTCGAGATGGCATCTACATGAGCTATCTCGAGGCATTCGCGGTGCAACCGGCCGGACAGATGACCGTATGGGTTCGTCCCGGGCGCTGCTGGTTCAACCATCGCTGGTTCGAGATTGATGAGCCCTTGAAGTTGGATATCGCTTCGGCGCACACCACTTGGGCTCGCTGGGACGTCATCGTCATCGAAGTGAACGAGGCGGAGACCGTCAGGTCGGTTTCACTGCGCATCATGCAGGGATCCCCCAGCAGTGCGCCGTCCGAGCCCCCCATCAGCGGAACGCAGACCCTTCACCGGTATCCCATTGCGGCGATCAACGTGAAGGCGGGAATGACCTCGATCAACTCGTCGGAGATATACGACCGCCGCGGAAGTGATGCGTGTCCCTGGGTCGCCAACATCAACGGTTCGATCCCGGTCAAGGGGCTCACCGATCAGATGAGCGCCGAGTTCCAGGCTTGGTTCTCCGGTCTCAAGGACGCCGCTCTGAATCCGCCAAACGCCAACGCCGAATTGGCGGCGGTGAAGAGCGAGGTCGTGACCCTCAAGAAGTACTGGGACACCGGAGGTATGCCGGCCGGTTCGATCGCGCCCTCAACGAGGATTCCGCTCATCGCGTCCGATGGCAACACGTCGACATCGTCCGCGGATGTTTTCGCGTACGAGATCTTCGACGGCATTCCCAGCGCGCACAACGCCCTGTACCGCGGGAAGAATCTCGGAACCGTGATGACCGCCGCGCAGGCCGCGCAAGTGGCCGCCGGGACGTTCCGGGATCTCTGGCTGGGCGATTACTGGACGAACGGCGGGCGTGATTACGTCATCGCCGGGTTCGATTACTGGTACGGGCTTCGTGGTGTTTCCCGTCATCACATCGCGGTGGTGCCCAAATACAGTGTGAGCGGAAACGCCATGCACTCCGGACGGATGACGAACGGCATGTATTACACCGATATGTACCAGACGGTGCTTCCCGGTTTCCGGACGCAGTTCCAGAACGTGTTCGGAAACCGGATCATCAATCACCCCGTCGTGTTCATCAGCAGCTACGACGCAAGTTCCAATCCGAAGAACTACACTTCGTTGGACGTTGATATTTCCATTCCGGATCCGGGCATGGTCTCGACATCGGGGTGGACGACGGGAATCAGTGATGGGGTTACACGGAACCGGTCCTCCGGGAATCGCCTGCTTCCGATCGTACTGCTCAACAGCGCGTTCGCTAACACCTCGTCGAATGACGGGTATTGGCTCAACGCCTCATATGGCCCCAGTTCAGTCGCGTACATGAGAAACGACGGCAGTATCGACCAGTCCAATCCTGCGAACAGCAAGTTCGTCTGGCCGATCTTCGCAGTTAGCGGGTGATATTCTATTGCTCCCGCATCACATCGAGCTGATTCTCACCGTGGTGGGATCGGTGCTCGCCTCCTCGGGTTTCTGGGCCTGGGTGTCGAGGAGGACGAGCGACCGGAGCGCCACGCGGGAGATGATACGCGGCCTCGCACACGATCGGGTCATCCACGTCGGAAAAGGGCACATACGGCGCGGATATTTGACTTTAGACGAGTACGAGGACTTCATGGAGTACCTCGCGAAGCCGTACCAGAACATGGGCGGCAACGGCCTCGCCGATCGCGTCATTCACGAGATCCAGAACCTGCCCATCTATCCGGACGACAAGAAGGACATCGGATGAAGAACAAGACATACGACACCCTCAAGTGGGTTGCGCTCGTGGCCCTCCCCGCGTTCGTGACCTTCTTCCTCGCGCTGGCCCCGCTGTGGAACATCCCGAACGCCCAGGCCATCGCGGCCACCATCACGGCGTTCACGACGTTCCTGGGGGCGCTCCTGGGCGTCTCCAGCGCGAAGTACACTCCGCCGGCCGACGGAGTGCTCAACGTCGTGTCCGACCCCCACGTCGACGCCCCGGCCGAGGTGAGCGCCGCTCTGAAGGAGGAGCCCGAGAACCTTCCCTCCACGATCTCCCTCCGGGTGGTCAAGTCTCACGTCTAGGGGATATTCACTCGTCGCATAGTGAAGGGTCGGTCTTCGAAAGGAGAAATCATGACTGACAGCCCCAGCTACGAGGACCTCGCCCGCGAGATCCGCGTGAACATGTCCGAGGACGGGGATCCCGCCAGCGAGCGGTACACTTCCCTGCTGAGAAACCTCTCCGAGGTCGAGCGGCTCAAGAAGGAGGCGCGCATCAAGCGTCTCTCAGAGCGAATTGACCCGAATGTGGTCATCAGTGCGGGAGGGTCCATCGCGGGGATCCTCCTCGTGATTCGCGCGGAGAAGTGGGCGGTCCTCACGTCGAAGGCATTCAGCTTGATCAGCAAGATCAGGATCTGACGCTTCGCCCCATCCCCCCTGTTCGACAAACAACGTCGCAGGGGGGATGGGCACTCGGACCATATTTTTCTCGGCGCATGGTGAGATACACACCTCTTAGAAAGGAGGAACCATGCTCGAGATCCTGGCGTTTCTGCTCGTCCTGATCTGGCTCGTTTCCGACAACAAGAGGCCGTAGCCTCCGCTCCGTGCTCCGCAAGGGGTACGGATCTCGTGATATTTTCACTCACCCCATAGTGAGATACACGTCTCCCCATGCATCACCCGGTGCATGGGCCTTTCGAAAGGAGAACGCCAATGTCCACCGCTTACGAGCTCATCATCCAGTTCCCCGACAAGCCCTCCAGGACTGAGTTCGAGAAGGCTCTGACCTCGAAGAACGCCCTCCTGCTCCTGCCCGAGTTCGACTACAAGAACATGGTCCGTGCGACCGTCGTCAGGAAGGACCGCTGATCATGAACACTGACGGAGTCTACGACATCGCCGGCATCAGGCTCATCTTCGACTACGGGGCGATCCAGGATCGCAACAAGTTCCAGGATCGCATTGAGAAGTACTACGGTCCCAATGGCATGTGGGGGGTTGTGAACCGCTCCGAGATGGGCGGGTATCCCTGCATCGACATCTCCGTCCCGAGGGATATCTTCCTGGCGACCGCCATGGCCAACATCGAGGACTGCGTCAAGCGGGCGGGGCGCGCCGACGAGCCCGTGCCCTGCGGACAGATGATGCTCAGGAGGTACTGATATGCTCATCCGACCGGCCATTCAGATCATCGGCCGTCACGCCCCGCAGATCCTCGCGGGGCTCGCGGTCATCGGCGTCGGCGTCACCGCCGTTCAGGCCGCACAGGGCCACCTCGCGGCCCAGGACGTGCGGTACGAGATCGGCGAGAGCCGGGGCGAGACGCTGTACAACATGCTCCGCGCCCGGTGGAAGTGCTACGCGCCGGCCACCATCACCGGGATCCTCACGATCGCCTGCGTCATCGGGGGTACGAAGATCTCCCTGGTCCGTCAGGCATCGCTCGTCAGCGCCCTCGGACTCATGAAGTCCTCTCACGAGAGGCTTCAGAGGTCCGTCGAGGCCCTTCCCGAGGAGGCCCGGAACGAGGTTCGTTCGCTCGCCGCGAAGGACTCCATCGCGGCCGGAGAGCCGCCCTCCGGCGCCCTGTTCGTCGGGAACGGGGATATCCTCTGGCAGGATGCGTTCACCGGACGATACTTCACCGCCGACAAGAACAGGGTCGACCAGGCGGTCAACTCCGTCAACCACGCGCTCATCCACGGGGACGCGATCTCGCTCAATGAGTTCTACGAGCGAGTCGGGCTCGAAACCGTCTCGTCCGGGGACGAGCTCGGATGGGCGATCGGCGGCCCGCTCGTCGAGGTGCAGACCGTCGCCGCCCTTTCGAGGGACGGCAGGCCCTGCGTCTCCCTCGATTTCATCACTCCGCCCCGCCCTCAGTGGTGGAAGATCGGCTGATATTTTTCACGCAACCCATAGTGAAGGACACACCTACCCGAAAGGATACTCCAATGTCCGACAACCAGAACCCCGACACCCCGACCACTACCGGTCAGGAGGTCGCCACTACTGCTGCGCCCACCCTCGGTGAGCGCGTCGACGGATGGGTTCGCTCCCACCCCCGCACCGTTGCTACGGCGAAGGCGGTCGGTCGCTTCACGTTGTACGTGGGCGGCACGATCGGAGCCCTCGCCCTCATCGGCGCGTTGGGGAGCGACCCCGATGAGACCGACGACGCCTACGAGGAGGACGAGGAGGAGTGACCGACCCCCGACACCGTCAATCGCACGGTGTCGGGGTTTTCACTCGTCACATGGTGAAAGGAAGGTGATATTCACCATGCGCCCGAACCACGTTTGGATCCCCCGCCTCCTCTGCAAGGTCGGGTCGACCGCGACCGGCATCGCCGTGTCCACGGCCTTGACCGCCGCCTGCCCCCCAGCGGGAATGCTGATGACCGCAGTATTCCTCACCGGAGGGGCGTGCGCCGGCATCGCCGTGAGCAAGCCGACCGAACGCGAACTCCTCTCCTTCGCAGGAGAGGTCGAGGAATCCATCCAGGCCGCCAAGGCCGCACTGAACCACTGACCATTCAACCCCCGTGCATCACCCGGTGCATGGGCCTTTCGAAAGGACGACACAAGTGTACCGAGTCAAGGTGAAGTACGAGGACCCGTTCAACGACGACCGTGAGATCGAGGAGGAGCTCCTCTTCAACCTCACCAAGGCCGAGGTCATGCTCGCCATGGGGGAGGAGGACTCCTTCCTCAACCAGCTCGCGGCCCTCAACGAGAAGACCGTGACTGACCTCCAGGTTGTCAAAGCGATCACATCCCTCGCCCTCGCGGCCTACTGCGAGAAGGCGGGCAACCGCGTCACCAAGAACCCTGCCCGTCGGGCGGCGTTCAAGACTTCGCCCGTGTTCGACGCCCTCCTCGAGCACCTGGTCTCGAAGAGGGAGAACGCCGTCGCTTTCGTCACGGGAATCGTCCCCCGTGAGGCCCGCGAGCAGGTCGGCAACCTCCTCGAGGCGCGGAAGTGAGCGGCGACGTCCCCATCCGCCCTGGGGACGGCGAGATCGAAAGGGCGGTCGAGTCCGTTTCTCCGAAGAAGGATGACGCACCCATTGCGAGGGCGCGCGTCGTGACCTCTCCGGGGAAGCGGATCCTCAGAGGCGTCTTCGCCTCTTCTCTCGTCGAACTGGGGTCGTACGTCCTCTTCGACGTCCTGCTTCCGGAGATCAAGGACCTCATCGCCACCACGGCCACGAGCGCCGTGGATCGCGCGATCTACGGAGACCGGGCGGGGAACAGGCCCCCGGTCGGAGGACGAGTCGTCCCCATCCGCCGCCGGGAAGGCTGGACGGAGCGGACGAACTACACGTCCTTCTCCACGCCCTCCCGCGCCGCGCAGGAGCAGCAGGCACCCTCGTCCGAGCGTCCCTCCTACAAGGATCTCGAGTACTCCTCGAGGGAGGACGCGGGGGCTGTCCTGCGATATTTGATCGACGCCATCTCAGAGTACGGGACCGTCACCCTCGGCGACCTGTACGACAAGAGCGGCGTCAGCGTCAAGCCCGTCGATCAGAGATGGGGTTGGCGAGATCTGAGCTTCGCCGGTGTGCGACGCTCTCGCGGCGGGTTCGTCATCGACCTGCCGCAGCCCGAGTTCCTACGATAACCGAATGACGGGGCGCCTGCGAGAGATCGTGGGCGCCCCGTCCAACACGTCATATTCTCACGAAAGGACACATCATGTCACTCCCGGTCACCCTCGCCAAGGGCATCGGAATCACCTCCCTCTTCCTCGTCCGGAACGCACCCACCATCCTCACGGCGGGCGGCGTCTGCGCCATGATCGGCGCCACCGTCACCGCCGTCAAGGAGTCCCTCCGCTACCACGAGGAGGTGAGCGAGCCCGCCATCACCGACCTCGCCCTCGCGGAGGTTGAGGGCGATGAGAAGAAGAGGGACGCCGCCAAGTGGCGTCTCATCATCAACACCGCTCGCAGGTACGCGCCCACGATCGTCCTCACGGCGGCGGGCATCGCCATGATCTCGGCCGGGCACGGAATCATGCTCCAGAGGGTCTCCGGGCTCTCCAGCGCCCTCGCCCTCGCGTCCTCGAAGATCGGGGTGCTGGAGAAGTACCAGCAGATCACCGACCCGGATGGCAACAACCCGCAGACCCACCCGGAGGTGAAGGCCAATATGCGGGAGGCCATGCGCCACGTGCTGCCCGATGAGGACGTCCACAATTGGGCTTTCATGCCGTCCAACCCCAATTGGACGGACTCGCAGACCACGAACGAGATGTTCCTCGAGAGCATGGAGCACTACGCGAATGATCGTCTCGAGCGGTACGGCCACCTCTTCCTCAACGAGGTGTACGACATGCTCGGCATGCCGAGGACGCGTCTCGGGGCCGTCATGGGTTGGTTGAAGGACGACATCGTGGACTTCGGCATCGAGCGGCGGTTCGAGCCCCTCGAGGACGCCGACCCCCGGATTTGGTGGGAGCTGGCGTTCAACGCCGGCTCGAACCTGATCACCGCGGAGGCGAAGTGACATGCCTTGGAAGCTCATCGTCACCGGTCTCATCGGGGTCGCCGCGGGCGTCGGCGCCGCAGTCGCCGTCATGCGGGATATTCCCAAGCGCCTCGAGGAGAACGAGAAGCTCACGTGGCATCACGACGACCGGATCGCCGCGCTCGAGGCCAGACTCACGCTCCTCGAGGAGTCTCCCGAGGTGAAGAAGGCCGTGACTGGCAGTATGGTCGACCCTCCGAAGAAGGAGGTTCCTGAGAAGTACAACGATCTGGTCGAGGAGTACGCCCCCTCCGACGAGCCGCCGTCCGAGATCGAGACCCTGACCGACATCGACGGTCTCTCGATCGAGGACTACGAGTTCATCAACTCGTCCAACGAGCCCGTCGGAGATGGGGAGTGGGACGTCAAGTACGACGCCGCCAGCGACACCCTCTACGATGAGGACGAACAGGATATTTCGGCTGAGAAGCCGGCACTGCGGGCGTTCCTCGCGCAGTGGTTCCAGGGGGACAGCGAGGCGCGCTACGCCGAGATCGGGGAGAACGGGCAGGACACGCCGGTTCGTGTCATGATCGTCCCCGACGAGTACGGGGAGGCGTGGTATGACTGATGACGAGGTCGAGTACTACGAGGAGATCATGGATACGGTCGATCCCCGTGGCGACCACATCACCCTTCTCGAGATCCTCGCCGGAGAAACGTTCCGGTCGCGCAACCTCGGTGACCGGAACCGCAGTGATGACGTCCTCTACTTCCGTGAGGAGAAGGGCGTGCAGATCTTCGAACCCCCGTCGGTTCTCGAGGTTCTGTACGTCTTCGCCTTCCGGCTGTACGAGGCGGATGACGGCTCCGATCCGCTCTGGTACTTCTGGTCCATGCTGCGGAACGCGGGACTGAAGAAGTACGACGAGAGCGCCTTCGAGAACCCCCTCGCAGTGAGGGAGGTCAGGAGGCGCGTGCACGAGATCGCCGCCATGCATTACGAATCGGACGGAAGCGGGGGATATTTCAGAATCACCCGGGAGCACTACATCAACGACGTTCTGATCACGGACATGCGGAAGATCCCGCTGTGGGATCAGGCGATGGCGTGGTTGGACGACTAGCAGGAGAACGCGTATGGACTTCTATTCGCTGCGCACGCGCAAGCGGAAGAACGGCACGATCGCCGTATACCCCGATTATCGGGTGGGTCGCTCGAATGACCTGATGGTTCGGGGGAAGTCCTTCTACGCGGTATGGGACGAGGAGAAGGGTTTGTGGTCGCGGGACGAGTACGACGTCGCTCGTTTCGTGGACGCGGATATTCTGAGGACGGTTGAGGGTCTCCGGGGGGAGCTCGATGACGACACGCCGGTCGTCGGGGAGCTCCTGAGCGACTTCTCCAGTGGCCACTGGATGAAGTTCCAATCGTTCCTGAAGAACGTCGGGGACTGCTCGATCGACCTCGATTCCTCTCTCGTCTTCGCCAACACCCCCACCTCCAGGGCGACGTACGCCAGTCGACGGCTTCCGTACGCCCTGGAGGTGGGGGACATCTCCGCCTACGACGAACTCATGTCGACCCTCTACGATCCCGACGAGCGCACCAAGATCGAGTGGTGCATCGGCTCGATCGTGGAGGGCGCGTCGAAGGATATTCAGAAGTTCATCGTGCTGTACGGCTCCGCCGGCGCGGGGAAGTCGACGGTGCTCAACATCGTGCAGCAGCTCTTCGCGGGCTACTGCACGACATTCGACGCGAAGGCCCTCGGTTCGTCGCAGAACGCGTTCGCCACGGAGGTGTTCCGCACCAATCCCCTGGTGGCGATCCAGCATGACGGGGACCTCTCCAGGATCGAGGACAACACCAAGCTCAACAGCATCATCTCTCACGAGGAGATGATCATGAATGAGAAGTACAAGGCGTCCTACTCGGCGAGGGCCAACGCTTTCCTCTGGATGGCGACGAATAGGCCCGTGAAGATCACGGACGCGAAGAGCGGCATCATCCGCCGTCTCATCGACGTGACGCCGAGCGGGCGCCGTCTTCCCGCTGAGGAGTACATGGCGATTCAGAGGAGGATCCCGGAGGAGCTCGGGGCGATCGCGCATCACTGCCGGGAGGTGTTCCGGTCGATGGGCGCTCACTACTACGACCCCTATCGCCCGACGGAGATGATCTTGAAGACGGACGTCTTCTACAACTTCGTGGAGGACGTCCAGTTCGATATTCAGGATGGAGTCTCCTTGCAGAGGGCGTACGACCTCTACAAGAAGTACTGCGACGAGGCGCTGGTGGAGTACCGCATGCCGAAGTACAGGTTCCGGGAGGAGCTCAAGAACTACTTCGGGGAGTTCCACGAGCGCTACCGGGACGGCGATGAGCGCATCCGGAACTACTACACCGGTTTCCGGGATGACAAGTTCAACGGACGGGAGAAGACGCCCGAACTCGCGAAGGAGAAGTACTGGCTCTCCCTCGACGAGGAGAAGGGCGCACTGGACGATATTCTCGCCGATCGCCCGGCCCAATACGCCGGCGATGACGGGAATCCCACCACGAGATGGGACGACGTCGGGACGACTCTGAAGGAGCTCGATCCGCATCGCCTTCATTTCGTTCGACCGCCGCTGGACCACGTCGTGATCGACCTCGATATTCGCGGCGAGAACGGGGAGAAGGATCGCGCCCTGAACCTGGAGGCCGCGAGTCGGTTCCCGCCCACGTACGCGGAGTTCAGCAAGAGCGGCGCCGGCGTCCATCTGCATTACACATACTCCGGCGATATTTCAGAGCTCTCGCCGGAGTACTCCGAGGGGATCGAGGTCAAGACCTTCCGAGGACGGGCGAGCCTTCGGAGGATGCTCAACGGGTGCAACGACATTCCGGTGACGACTCTGTCCGAAGGGGCGCTGCCGAGAAAGGAGAAGAAGCAGGTGCTCGACCAAGCGCAGGTCAAGAGCGAACGGGCGCTGCGCGAATTGATCATCCGGAATCTCAGGAAGGAGATTCATCCGGCGACGAAACCGTCGATGGACTTCATCGAGAAGATCCTCGACGACGCCCACAACAGCGATCTCTCGTATGATGTCTCGGACATGCGGGGGAAGATCATGTGGTTCGCCATGAAGTCGACGAACCAGAAGGAGGAGTGCCTCAGGATCCTCACTCGTCTCAAGATGCGCAGCAAGGACGTGGAGAAGGGGGAGTACGCCTCGAAGCCCATCGAGAACACGAGCACGGACGACATCGTGTTCTTCGACATCGAGGTCTATCCCAACCTTCTCCTCGTCTGCTGGATGGTCGATCGCGACGGTGCAGAAGTCGTCCCCATGGTCAACCCGTCCAAGGAGGAGATCGAGCGTCTCCTTCAGAAGAAGCTCGTCGGCTTCAACAACCGGAAGTACGACAACCACGTTATCTACGCCCGGTACCTGGGCGAGTCCGTGGCATCGTGCTACCGTCTGTCGCAGAGACTCGTCCACAACGACAGGAACGCCACTTTCATCGAGGCGTACAACCTTTCGTACACGGACGTGTACGACTTCTCGACGAAGAAGCAGTCTCTCAAGGCGTGGGAGATCGAGCTCGGGCTTCCGCACAAGGAGATGGACCATCCCTGGGACGAGCCCGTGCCCGACGATATTCTCCCGCACGTGATCGAGTACTGCGCCAATGACGTGCGGGCCACTCGAGAGGTGTTCCACCATCTCGAGGCGGACTGGGAGGCGCGGCAGGTGCTGGCGAAGGTGGCCGGCCTCACGGTCAACAACACGACCAACCAGTGCACCCAGCAGATCATATTCGGGAACGACCGTCGTCCGGCGTTCCACCATCGGGATCTCTCACTGGACTTCCCGGGGTACGAGTTCTCCTACGGGAAGTCATCGTATCGGGGAGAGGATCCGGGCGAAGGCGGATACGTTCACGCGAAACCGGGCATCTACAGGAACGTGGCGCTTCTCGACATCACGTCGATGCACCCGCACTCGCTCATCGCCCTGAATGCGTTCGGAGACACCTATACGGCGCGTTTCAAGGCGATTGTGGACGCCAGAATCGCGATCAAGCACGGGGATATGGACGCGGCCGGAAAGGCCCTTGACGGGGCTCTCAAGCCCTTCCTCGAGGGCGATTTGAAGGCGCTCGCATATTCTCTTAAGATAGCGATCAACAGCGTGTACGGGCTCACCTCCGCGAGGTTCCCGACGCGCTGCAACGGCATGGACCCGGCCAACAACCCCGACAACATCGTGGCGAAGCGGGGGGCTCTGTTCATGATCGACCTCAAGCACGCCGTCGAGGAGCGGGGAGGCATCGTCGTCCACATCAAGACGGACTCCATCAAGATAGCGGAGGCGACTCCGGAGATCATCGAGTTCGTCAATGAATACGGGCGCAAGTGGGGGTACACGTTCGAGCACGAGACCACGTACGACCGCATGTGTCTCGTGAACCGGGCCGTGTACCTCGCCCATGACAAGACGGGCTGGCACGCCACGGGAGCCCAGTTCCAGCAGCCCTACGTGTACAACCACCTGTGCGAGGGGCGACCGGATCGTCTTGAGGACTTCATCGAGAAGAAGCAGGTGATCAAGGGCACGTTCTACATCGACCACGGAACCGAGGAGGCGCCCGACAGGCGCTTCGTCGGACGGGTCGGAGAGTTCATCCCGGTGAACGAGGAGGGCGGAGGAGGCGCTCTCGTGGTGAAGCGGGATGAGAAGTTCGTCTCGGCCTCCGGGGCGAAGGGATATCTGTGGGAGGAGCGCGCCGTGGTCGAGCGGTACGCTGACGAGAGCGACAGGGACCCCATGTCCTTCGTCGACAGAAGGTACGCGGAGAAGCTCCTGGACGACGCGTACGCGGCGATCTCCAAATACGGGGACGCCGAGGAGTTCATCAACGGCGAGAGAAAGGAAGAGACATGCGCCGATACGGATTCTGGAACTTCGTCGGGGATGCCATCCTGACGACGATCACAGGCGGCCTCTGGCTGATCTGGATCTTCGTGAGGGAGATGCGCCAGCGCTAGAGTCACAATTTTAACAAGGGGGATAGTGAGATACCCACCCCGAAAGGAACTCCAATGATTGACTTCGTCATGGCTATCGCGAAGACCGCTATCTTCTTCGTCGGCATCTTCTTCTCCATTGTCCTCATGGGCAAGAGAGGAAGGGCCGTCCGAGAGGCGGTCCGCGGTAATGTCATTATCGTCGACTCTCACAGCCCCCGCAAGTGACTCTCAACCCCCATGCATCACCCGGTGCATGGGCCTTTCGGGGCGGGTATCTCATACGATCGAACGAAAGGAAACCTCAATGCTGCATCCCATCGTCCTTCTGGGCGAACTCGTCCTCATGACGATCGGCGCCATTCTCCTCCAGGAGGGGGCTGCGCGCCCCATGAGGCGGTCTGTTACCGTGTCCGTCCTTCTGGTGATGATCTCGGCATTTCTCCTCGGGGTCGGCGCGATCGCGTTCTGCATGAGCCTCGGTTGGCTCATGCACGGCTTCATCGGGGCCTGCATCGGCCTCGGCGTCGCCGGAATCCTCATCCACATCATCCTCAACACCACGATCGAAAGGAACCGGTAATGGCGACCGTGTATACCATTAAGAACACGAAGTTCATCTTCGCGACGAACTTCACGGGCGCTCCCTCGCAGTTCAACCCCAAGGGGGAGAAGCCCAACTGCAACATCGTCCTCGACGAGGAGAACGCGGCGCTGCTCCTCGACGCGGGGTTCCGGGTCAAGACCACCAAGCCGAGGGAGGACGGCAGCGAGTACGTCCCGGAGCACTACCTCAACCTCAAGTGCTCCTTCGGCGGCCTCGCCGATCCCGACATCCGAATGGTCCCCTGCCCACCGGGGGAGGACCCTCGGGAGTGCCAGCAGATCAAGCTCACGGCCGACACCGTGGGCAACATCGACACCGCCCGTGTGGCGCGCGTCGATGTCTCCTTCGCCGACTACCACCACCGCATGGGGGTCAGCGGCTACATCCGCAAGATGATCGTCGTGGTCGTGCCCGACGAGCTGGACCTCGAATGGGGGTTCTGATGGACGAGACCACCATTGCCATCTACGTCCCCGCCAGTGAGACGGAGAAGATCCCGGAGATCCTCGCCCTCTTCGATATGAGGATCGAGGACATGGGATTCGTCGGGCGGGTCGGGCCGCGGGGGTGGTGGATGATCTGCCCCGGCGTGAGGTGGATCGTCCCCTCGTACAAGCATCCGGACGATGTCGCCCTCGCAGACAACCAGGCCATGGTGGAGGAGGACGGAGTCTATCACCTGGTCTGGATGACCGAGTGATAGGCGAAACGTTCGTGGAGACCCCGGACGGACTCGCATACGTCTCGAACATGGGGCGCGTGTGGTCCGTCCGGGCGTCCGCGTATCTCAAACCCCGAATGCTCGATCTGGGCAAGGGGTTCGATTGGCACGTCTGCTGGGGCGGCCTGTGGCGGAACGTCAACGACCTGGTCAGGGTCCTCCACGGCGAGGATCTCGACCTGTTCTGGACGCCGCCGACATCGACCGAGCCGCCGTTCGGTCGTAAGAAGTACCGGGGTCCGGTGAAGGACCTGGACACCGGTATCGTCTACAAGAACATGTGCGCCGCGGCGGAGGCGCTCGGAATCAGCCCGTCGATGGTCAGCATGACCGTCGCGGGGAAGATCAAGAGACCACGCTACCGTCTTGGAAAGGAGACATCATGGCTGTCCTGAACTACACCACCGAGTCCGGAGGCAGGGGACGCCTCTATCAGAGAGTCAACCTCGGAGAGCTCTGGAGGCTCTACGAGGAGCGCGGGGTGAGTGAGATCACCATCAATCCTACCAAGGGGGTCATGACGATCGTCGTCGACGGCGCCCGGTGGACCTGGTACAACGGATCCGACGTCCTCATCTTCTCGGACCGCGTCGGCTTCCACGGGGTCTTCCCCGGGGCAGCCGGAAGCGGCGACGAGCTCGAGAAGCGCTTCGGAATCACTTTCGTCTTCGACAAGCACTGACCGGAAAAGGAGAACATCATGAAGTGCTGTGCCATCGCGACCGAGGACCACGTCAGCGTCAGCTGGGGGGTCGACAGCTCCCCCGAGACCTTCCTCGAGGAGATGCGGAAGTGGCCCGTCATGCCCACGGGGAAGGTGACGGAGGACGGCCGGGGGGTCGAGCTCTCGGTCTTCTGCGAGGAGGAGCACCACATGTGCCTCACCCGCAGGTCCGTCTACGACCGGGTGATCCGCCCGGGCGACGAGTTGGAGCGCGTCGTCGAGCTGGACGAGCGGGGCGAGATCCCCTCGAGGAGCCCCAGGGCCCACTTCTCGTTCATGCGGGGATCCGCGAAGTTCACCGAGAGCGAGATGTGGCGCAGCGGGTGGGAGCCCGGCGGCGTCCTCTACAACCTCTACGATCTGCGGGACCTGCGCGAGATCTCCTCGCGATTCTGGACGAGTTTCGTGGGAGTGGACTGCGAGGAGGGGACCGTGTCCATCTGGGGGAGCGAGGACGACTGCATCGCCGAGAACCTCGAGGTGACCCCCGACAGCGGACTCCACCGCAGCCCCTTCGGGGAGATCGAGATCGGGTCCTACAGGGCGTTGCTGAAGAAGCACGACCACTCCGGACGCGAGAACGAGATGGAGGAGAGGACCCGCATCAAGAAGATCATGAACTCCGTCTGGGGCGTCAGCGCCGCCAACGTCATCCAGAGGAACCCCACCAAGACGCTGTCTCTCAGGAGGGGCAAGAAGGAGACCCCGTCGGAGTTCGCCCGCGACCTCTTCGAGCTCCCCGAGACCCCCTTCGTGATCGGACGCGACATCGAGGACGACGATGTCGTGGTCATCCTCATCGGGGGCGAGATCCGGTACATCCGCCGCGGGCACGGGATCGACATCGTCTGCAAGGACGGGGACCACTGGTCCTTCAGGAGTGAGAGGGCGTACCTCCACGGCTTCGACGGGTACGCCTGCCGTGTGTCCATCGTTCACGAGAAGGAGATGGGGCGCTACTACGCCCCCCAGACCGTGGGGGATCTCCGGAAGATGGCTCAGGACCCGAACATCGCGTACATCACGCACGAGGAGGGTCTCACGACCTTCTCCGTCGGCGTCATCGGCAACGACGTGAACCTCCACGTCAAGGACCACGGGGGGATCGTCGTCTGGAACGACGGGAGGAAGCCGACGTTCGTCAAGAACGGGGAGGAGCTCGGCGACGGGCTCGCGTTCGCCCCCGTCGAGGCCCGAGCATGAGCGAGGAGAAGTTCAAGCGCGTCGCCGGAGGGGAGGTCATCCTCTCCTCGAAGGGGAGGGCATGGCACCTCCGCGGCGCGCGTCACATCCGCCCCAGACGAGTCGACGGGAAGTGGGTGGTGAAGTACCACGGGGAGGAGCACGACCTCAAGAGGCTCGTCGAGAGGCTCTTCGGCTGCGAGCTCCCAGACGACTGGTCCCCCAGCGAGAAGGGCGACCCGCCCGAGCGGAGGCGTCTGCGCAGGGGGCCGGTCAGGTGCCTCGAGACGGGGGTCGTCTACCCGTCTCAGTCCGCGGCCGCGGAGGCCCTCTTCCTCTCCCCCAGCATGGTCGGGAAGACCCTGCGAGGGATGTACAAGAACCCCACGTATCACTTCGAGTACGCCAGTGGCGACGACCTCCCCATCGAGGGTGAGGCTGCGACCGAAGCAGCGTGAGGCTCTGGACAAGATGCACGACGGGTGCGTCCTCATGGGCGGGGTGGGCTCCGGCAAGTCCATCACGGCCGTCGCCTATTGGCGGAGGGCGCACCCGGATCGTGCTCTCGTCGTGGTCACCACTCCGGCGAAAAGGGATTCCATGGAGTGGGAGGCGGAGATCGCCAAGATGGGGGCCTATGAGGCCCCGTTCGAGGTGGTCTCCTGGAACAAGATCTCGGACGTGAAGGACAGGACCGGCTGTTTCTTCGTGTTCGATGAGCAGAAGCTGAGGGGGTCCGGGAAGTGGGCTCAGAACTTCCTGAAGATCTCCTCGAAGAACGACTGGGTCATGCTCTCGGCGACGCCCGGCGACTCGTGGAAGGACTACCTGTCCCTGTTCCTCGCCAACGGGTGGTACGAGAACAAGACCGACTTCTACGAGAAGCACGTTATCTGGGACCGGTGGGCGAAGTACCCGAAGATCAAGCGGTACGTCAACGAGGCCCGATTGCGGAGACTGCGATCCCGCCTGCTCGTGGAGATGGGGGACGACCGAGCGACAGAGCGCCGCTTCGTAGACCACTGGTGCGATTACGACCGTGAGTTCTACGAGAAGATGACCAAGAAGCGGTGGGACCCCTACGAGGATGCCCCTCAGAGGGACGCAGCGGCCCTTTGCAGGGTCCAGCAGCGCATAGTCAATACATCCCGCGATCGGCGCGAGAAAGCCCGTCAGATCGTCTCTGAGACGCCCAGGATACTGGTTTTCTACTCCTGGGAGTACGAGCGGGACATCCTCCTCGAGATCGGGGAGGAGCTCGGTCGGACGGTCACTGAGCGCAACGGGCACAGGCACGATCCCGTACCCGATTCGAACGAGTACTTCCACATCGTGCACTACTCGTCATGCGAGGCGTGGAACTGCGTGTCGACGGACACGGTCATGTTCTACTCCCCGTCGTACTCGTGGTGGATGGCCGAACAGGCGTTCGGACGCATCGACCGCATGAACACCGCGTACAGGACGCTGTACTGCCACAGACTCCTCTCCGACTCGACGATCGGCAGGGCCATCATGGACTGCCAGGCGAGGAAGGGGAGGTTCAACGAATCGGCCTGGAAGGGCTGAGACCGCGCACAGCGAAAGGAGAACATGATGCGCGACAACGAGATGACGAACGGGGTCTACCTGTGGACGGACGCCGGCCAGTTCGGCGCCTACCTCACCGAGGGGGAGGAGGCGGCCCTCACCAGGGTCTTCCACTACTTCCCCGTCACGGACGTGCGTTGGACGTCCTTCGTCCACTTCCGCCCCGCGAACTGCAACGGCAAGGACAGGGAGGAGGAGATCCGGAGGGCCATGGAGGTCAAGAACAACTTCATGAGCGCCATGGAGAAGTTGGGCATCCGCGCCGTCGGCTGCCCCTTCGACTGGGACGAGATCCGGGAGTGGGTGCAGCCGGGGAACGTGTGGTCGGTGAGCCGGAACCACAGCGACAGGGGGTACCAGAGGTTCTGACACGGCACATGGTGAAGGAATCCCCTACGAAAGGAGAACACCATCATGAACCACTGGCTCGACCGTGAGCGCCGTAAGATCGCGCAGGACGCGTTCGCCCGCCTCGTGCGGTCCTACTGGATCTACGTCTACCTCAGTGGTCTCATCAGGTATCACCTCTGAGACCTTCGCTCATACCTCGCAAGGGGTATGAGTTTTTCGCACGGGGGATAGTGAGATACCCCCTATCAGAAAGGAAACTCCCATGTATGTCATCTCCGCACCCTGGATCGACTTCGTCACCTCTCTCGCCCGAGACTTCGACGAGGGCGAACTGTGGAGTCTGCTCACGCAGGCCCGGGCGCGGTTCCAGACCCCTATCCGCTTCATCTACTTCGCCCTGTTCAACCTCTTGGCGAAGTTCGCGATGAGGAAGGAACCGAAGGTCTGGACCGCAGACCGGCGCCTCGTGTGGCTGACCCCAGTGAAGCCCCTCGTCCTCTCCAACCGGGAGAGGTGGCCCTACGCGATTCTCAGCCTCGAGCTGGCCAAGATGAAGAGGGAAGTCAACAACCTCTGAGACTCAACCCATGCCCACGCGTGGCATGGGCTCTTGTTTTTGCCAATCGCGCAACAGAAACCACAATTTTAACAAAGGTGATAGTGAACCACCAACCTCAATTCGAAAGGATCACTATCATGAACAACACCATCAAGCTCAGCCCCCGCGCTTGCGTGCTCATCGTTCGTCTTGACTCTCTCGCCACCGCCACGAAGGCGGCTCGAGAGGAGCTCGAGATGACCAGTGTGCTTCGCGTCAAGCGCCGGAAGGAGCTCCAGACCATGATCCGTGACTTCACAGAGGAAGGGGCCCGTGCACTCCACGAGCTCAACTCAATGGCACTCAACCCCTACGCCTGAGTCGAGCTCGGTAGCCGCACGGGCTACCTTTTTTTTCGCCCGGATCATAGTGAAGGAAACCCCTACTTGAAAGGACACCCCATCATGGAACACTGGCTCTGCGGCTCCTGCCGTGCCGACTACCGAGACATGATCGTCCGGTACAACCTGACCGACAAGGACCTCCGTCGCGCCCTGCGCGCCATGCTCAAGTACGAACGCCTCCCCCTCTGGAAGAGGCTGTATTCCGGGTCCCTCTACGCCATCTGCAATACGCTGGCGGGCTGGATGCTCGGAAAGAGCCTCCGCATGTCGGAGGACTGCGCGTACGTCGACGTGGCCGAGGGGCGTGACAGTGCGCCCTTCTACGTCCCGTTCCCGGACACCCTGTCGCCCCGGCATCGCAAGATCTGGGCCTACACCTATGTGAATGGGCTCCTCAGGTACAACTGAGACCTTCGCTCATACCTCGCAAGGGGTATGAGTTTTTCGCACGGGGGATAGTGAGATACCCCCTATCAGAAAGGAAACCTCCATGCTCTGCAACATCCGTTTCTCCGGCACCGACTACGCCGTCTACCTCTCGTTCCGAGAGTTCGTGGACATGGTCATCGCACCGGACTTCTTTGGACCTCCGACTAAGGTCACGGACGGTTCCGTCATCCACTTCCGCCCTCTGCTCGTTCCCGAGTACATGGACGACGAGAAGGTGGCGTGGATCGCCTACGAACGAATGATCGTGTCCATGAACCGTGTCCGGTCGAAGATCGTGTCCGCGTATCGCCTCGACGAGGACGAGACGGCGATGCTCATGCCGTGGAACATCGAGCAGGTTAAGCCCCTCGATTGATCACTCTCAGGCGTATGCCCCACACGGGGCATACGTTTTCGCCACGGGCCATAGTGACAAACACCTGCACTTGAAAGGACCCACCATGCCCGACATCTTCGCCTTCGGCGCCCCCAACACGGGATCGCTCTGGAGGGACTACATCGTCGCTATGGCCTGGTACCACACAGAGGACTACCTCCTCTGGCTGATCCGCAAGGGAAGGACCGGCAAGAACATCATCGCCAACCTCACCATCGCTCTGGAGGACCGTATGGCCCGAAAGGCGATGAGTGGGGAGCGCCACTCGTTCGAGAACGGAATCCTGACCTGGCACAGCCAGTGGGGGGACGTCACCCTCGATCGTAGGTACCGCTACCCCTACGCGATGCTCGCGTTCTCCCAGACACTCGTCTTCAAGAGGGTCGCCAAGACCGTCAAGTGACCTCAAAGAAGGTCTGTCGCCCTGATTCACACGGATCAGGGTTTTTGCGCAGAAGTGACGGATGGGGTTGGTGTTACTCGACGAGGAGTTCGGGAGCGGTTCGCTGTCGGCGTAACGTAACAGTTAGGTAACGGTTTGGTAACGAAACGGTAACGGTACGGAAGTGACAGATGGGGCTGGTGTGCGTGGAATGTGATTATGGCCGAATGTCAGTGAGGGTTGGCCCACTTTTGTGGGCCAATGGCCCAGTAAAGTGGGCCAGGACTTTTCGTTGGAATTGCAACGAAATCTCGATGTCGTGGCCCACTTTTGAGCATATACCCTATAAAGTTCTTAAAAAGATAGAGTAGTATATATAGTGATCTACGCCACATCTGGGCCTCCGGAACAGCGCATCTTTTCAAAAAAGTTTTTGGCCATTTTTCTCAAAAGTGGGCCAAAACGAGACGAAACGTTGCAATTCCAACGAAAAGTCCTGGCCCACTTTGCGTTACAAACTGGGCCAAAAGTGGGCCAAAAGTGGGTTCACACATAGTCATAATCACACTCCACATCAGAAACGTTGGAATTGCAACGAAAAGTGGCAATTCGCCTCATCCTCCTCAGCAGGCACTCTAGTTCACTTTAACGATGTTTGAGCATGTTTAAGCAAAGTTCATCTAGTGACCCTCCGAAAGTTTAACATCCGTATACTGGAGTACACTTCAGCCTCACCAGCCCCAAATCTCTACAGCCCCATCTGTATCAGGAGCATCGTTAACGATGTTTGAGCATGTTTAAGCAAAGTTCATCTAGTGACCCTCCGAAAGTT